CCCCATGCCTACTTGTTTGCCTGTGCGCTGATCCAGATAACCGAGACCATACATCGGCGCGGTTAAGGCACGGTTATACACAGGTGCTTGTTTGTAAACAGGTTGCTTAATGGCGGGTGGCTTATTCGCTAGAGACTGAGCGATTGCTAAAGCGCCAAGACCTAACATAGCTCCAGCTTTGTCTCCAGAGGTCATGGTGCCGCTAAAGAGCCGGGATAAAAAATCAGGAGAAGTAGTAGAAACTGTCGTAGGGGCGTAAGTTCCCGGAGTTCCTGTATCACCCACAGAAACATCCCCAGTACCCCCATATCCAAAGTCATAGTTATAACCTGATGTGTCTCCAGTGGAGACATCACCGATACCGCCATAACCAAAGTCATAGTTAAATTCATCAGCCATAGCCTACTCCGGTACTGAAGAAACAAAAGTTGCCGTCAATATCACTGACGGGATAGCCGGTCTAGTCGGACTAGACGGCGCTGTATACGATTCAATATAAGCAGCCGTATTTGATGTACGCCAGTACAACTGCACATAATCACCAGCCGCAAAGGAATCTACGAAGTTTAAACTACCTATCTCATGATAGGGATCACCCGCTGATTTTCTCGGGGCTAAACCAAACCGGCTGTTTGAGTTGGCTATATCCACCCCGTTTTTTCTAAACCAAATGTCTATGTCCTGCGTGGCGTTGTCATCATTAGCCAATTGCACACTGAACTGGATGTTGTACACACCATCGTAGGCAAACGTAACTTGACTATTACTTTCAACCGATACGCCGTTGGATAACGTCGTGCTGTTTAAAGTAATTGCATAAGCCGTTGTTGTTGATGCCGCCGTCTGATCTGTGGTGTCATAGAACGCACCAAACGGCACGTTGAGGTATTGACCGCCTTGATTACCAAGCAAATACCTTGTGGCATTACTAAGCCTATTGAAGTAAAGCCTCAAGACATTGTTAAGCTGTTCCTGATACTGAGGCGTCCACTCAGCAGGAGCATAAGGTAAGTTAGGTGGTTGTGGGCTATCTAAATACATTAAGCCCCACTCCCGGTTGCTCTACCATCTGCCCTAATATCTATCCTTGGCGCACCTAACTGCCATGAACTACCAAGGTCCGTTGACTCCACCTTAAAGATCATCTGCCTTCCACGGACCCTGACATACACCTGCCCTGTGAACTGTTCAATCACCGCTGTAGATGTACGCGCTACTGTTGCAGAAGATGACCCGCCTAATGATTGAGGACTGTTATAACCAGATCCAGAGTTCATCATGGGGATGAGTGACATGGTCACTTGCGGGGTATTGGTATTAGAGCCTGAGAAGGTAATGTCAGGCAACACACGGTACACAAACCCAATGTTGTGTCCATCTTGAATATCAAATTCCGCCGACTCTATGTAAGCGTTAATGGCCGTTGGTGAACCGCTCACATTGTCATCATTACCAAACTCATGGTTCACCAGATTATTACTGTAGGTTGCAGCTTGCGGGTAATCCCTTAATCCCGCATCGCACCATGCAGTTCTTGCCATCGTGCCGTAGTACCAGATCTTTTCCAAGTAGTTGTACACCACATAGCGATCAATATCGGTAGCGGTTGATGAACAATAAAACCACCAGATTTCGTTGAACCCTTCGTTCGTGCCTGAGAAGTATTGAAGGTATTGCGTGGTGTTGATGTCTTGGAATACATACCTTCTAAGGTCACAGTTCAATGTTTGGACGCGTCCGTCATACATGTAAAACTTATCCACGCCCATCCAAAACGCTATGCCGTTAGCAACCGATGCGGCATTAGGACCGACAATAGAAATATTGTCTGCCAGTAATTGCGCTCCCCATACTAGCGGCGCTCCAAGATACTGAACCGAATATAGAGCTGTGTCAGTCCAAACTAAGATCTCTTGGCGGGTTTGTGCAACTGCCATGATCTTTGAACCATGCGACAGTCGTAATGAGCCAGCCTGATTAGATGCTGTTGGTAGCCAATCCGTTACTGACTCTTGATCTGCCCAGCGGATAAGCATGGGATCTTGATCTGTATCGCCAACATCATTACAACCAAAACAAAACACAAATCGGTATACGTCAGAAACAAAGACTAAGTTTTGAACCACCGGAGGATCAGTAGCTCCCGGAAGCGTTTCAATGCTAACGGCTCTTTCGTTTAAACCTGTTGTTGCATCCCAGTAGTAAACACCAGCGCCACGCGGACCAAACACAAGGTCTTCACCAAAGTTCATGGCAGACCAAAGTCTCAGTGCATCTGCAACAAATACACCAACGCCGCCCCATTTCCCTGAGTTCCATGCACCAGCACCCCATCCTACTTGTGGGACTTGTGCGGCGGGACCAATCGTTATCTCATAAGCAGCGCGTACTGTAGATCCACCGCCTGTTGTAGTGCTTGATGCAGCAGCAGAGGCTGTAATCGTGAAAGCATTGGCCGTTGTCACGGTCATCACGTAATTGCCATTGAGATCTAATCCAGCAACTGTTGATGCACCTGAAAACGTAACGTAGTCACCTGTTTGCCCACCATGAGATGTCGCGGTAACCGTTACCGTAGCCGAACCATTTGTTGTTGCAAATGGATCTGCACCTAGTAAGACTGCGTCAATATAGTAGTTGGCCGTAACCGTTCCACCGCCGCCTGTCACCGTGGATGATGCGTTGGTTGTGACGGTAATGACATAAGCATTGGCACTGGTAATAGAGGTAATCACATGGCGGGTATTTAATTCATCCGCAGGAATACCCCCAACTGTCGTTGCGCCAGAGAAGTAAACAAGATCGCCAGCCGCTGCACCATGCGCCGTGTCATTCACGGTTACTGCATTAGACCCGCTTGATGTATCAAATGGGTTGGTTAGTGTCGTGGTGTAATCGTAGGTTCTCAAGGGGGTGACATCAAAATAAACACCACCCTTTTCAATGTAATACTTGGCGCTTGTACCGCAACCCATCAGGTTGTTAGCAGTAAGCGTCACCCAGTTCCATAAAGCACGGCACGTTCCAAGGAAAGTATTAGATGAGATTCTGGCCCAACCACCTATTTTTTCTGGCGTACCCTGACGGAACCTAACCTTGTCAGAAACATACCAGCCACCTTCCGATGTATATCTGGTGTTCTCTCGGTTAACTCCGGGTTTGTACAAGATCTTGGATAGTGGCACGGATCACCTCATCAAGGCAGCTTCTGCTGCACGGCGGCGGGTAAGTCCCGGAAGCACTCGGCCAGCAGCTTTGTTCCACAACATACATTGGTCTGCTGCGCCATCCCAATCCCCCGCGTCTATACGCTTCTTGAACGTGGAAACTCGGTAGTTCCCTAGGCCACAATTGTAGACCCAGCTAGTCACAGCGGCAATGCGTCTTGGCAAAGCACTTTGAATATTGGGTGAGAGTTTAAACAGACCCCGCACAAAGTATTCAACGTGGTGATCCAGCGCATCCTCACACTGCTCAATCGTCCAGATCGTGCCGGGATTAATCTCAGGGCCAGTAGCGCCCCAGCCAATTGTCCAAGGGTGGCCTTTAGTTCCTGGGTCTGGATAAGCCGTTACTCTTCCATCAGGCAGACGCTTTGCTAACCCTTCAAAGGGCTTGATGAGTACATCCTTGCAAAGCTTCTTGGCTTCATTCACGACTTATTGTACTTTTCTATAGAACGTCCTACAAACCAGAACGTAAGCATCATGTTAAGCATGGCAAAATCATCTTCGTCGTAGCTCTTGGTTAAGACTTCAGCCCAGTTTGCGTTGGTCTGAAAAGCAATCGTTAGACCAGCAGCTTTGACAGCCACATATACGCCAAATGCAATCCAAGTAAGACCGGGGCGGGTAATAGCAGTGATAAAGCTAGCGAACCAGCCAGCCTCTTTTGCGGTTTGGGCCTGCTCTTTAAATGCCTCTTTAATCGTGTCCATCTGCTGGATAGAGTAGTCAACATACTTCTCCTCCATCTTGAACTCACCGCGCATTTTCTCCAGATCGGTTTGAAGCTGGAACATGCTGAGTTCATGTTGGCGCTCGTTCTTCTTGTCCAAGAACTTCAAGACTTCCGGGGCAAGCCTGAACAATCCACCAAAGATAGAACCAAGAAGACCGCCGCCGAGTAGCTCAAACATAATTACCCCTTAGCCGTTACGATGTCAGCACCTTTCTTAACCGTCACCTTGCTGCCCTCAACATCAACCTGCATGGGTGGTTCGGCACGATCAAGTTTGTCCAAACGTGTAATGAGATCCTTGATGACTTCA